AGTACAACAAACTAAAGTAGAATTGATTTATAAGGCATTTGGACTAGAAAACAAAGACACAAAATGGTTGACAGTAGTACCGAGAAATGTTCCATTAACACAAGCAGCTGCAGAATATTCTACAATTTTCATGATTAATGACAAAGCCTGGGAAATGTATACAGGATTTGTTAATCCGTTTAAAGAATGTTATAAACCGTTCGTAACCACAGATTCTGAACTAGCTAAAACCCAATATACTTTTAATGGGGTAATAAATCCTTTAGAAGATAGCATGATTATATCCAAATCGGCTGATAATGGACATGAATCATTTTCAAAATGGTTTTCCCCAAAGGTAACCTTTTCTGACTTATTCATTGAACCAGGACGACAAGCAAAATATTTTAGGTATTTAGAAGATGGGGATATTGCCACAATCCCAATATTTCGACCATTATTACTGGATACATCATTGAATTGGGTTGGAGAAACAACCGGGTTAATAGCTGAATTTGACGCAAAACCTATACCGTTTAATAGCAAGTTGTTTATTTACGATTACTTAGAGTGTCTAAAAACAGGACTTAAATACCAGAATCCAGTAAAGATAATTGCAAATTCAACGTCAATCAATACCTTTAACAATTCAGGTGTATCTAACTTTGTAGCAAATGAAGCTGTCAAGAGACCTGACGTAGTCTTCGATGTGCCAGTATTTAACACAAGAACCCCAACGTTACAGAAATTCTTAGGTTCAAAAGAAGCTGTAAAGGATGAAAAATAGATAAAAACAAACTATGCGCAGACATGGAAATGTTAATAGAACAAAAACAATATGATAAACTGTTACAAATAATAAAACAACAACAAGGAAGTAAAGTATTCGAATCTGCTGTAGAAATGATGTTGACAAAGAACGACTATCCAGAAACATCATTGAAGCCTGAAAAACAAAAAGTATTAACTAGTACTGCTGTCTTGATGGCCAGAGAAATAGGATACAAAACGGATTACCAGATAAAAATAGAGAGTATAATGTTATACCAAAATAATCCAGTATTATCAATAAACTTCCAACTATATAAAGAACTATTGGCTGTGATAAACAAAACTAGTATAATCAAAAAGTACAAGATCGAGCAAAGACTTGCTGATCAAAATGAAATGAAGAAATTGTCGACCTGGGCATTACGCTCAGGAACTACATTGAATGATTTCCATTTAATGGTTGGATTAGAGAATTTGTGGGGTTATAATCTTATAGCTCCAGATAATGTACTAGAGAAAATAAAAGAATGGGTGTCACTGCCTTTTAAACCAAAAACAGACAACTATTTAACAAAATTCAGAAAAGCTGTCAAGGACCTACTAAATAAAGGAAAACAAGTAGAGTTCAATCTAACTCCGGAGGAATTCTGTGAAAATATACCTCTTACTGCTACTGCCGGATCAGGTTTTGATCCTGTAAACTCATCAAAAATAGAAGTGACTTATGACGGGGAAAAAGTGAATTATGAAAATAATAAATTTGCTAAATCAATGGCTCTGTCGACTGACCAGAAAGTTAAGAAAATGATGAACGTAAAGGAATCAAGGAATAAGGTAAGTATAAAGGTAGAACCTATACCAAAAGTAAGATATATAATAAGCAGTGATTTTCCAACATATCTAAAAATGACATATGTGGATCAATGGCTATCTAAAGTGCTTGAAGGCAGTCTTGAGTCTACATTATGGATGGACAAACAACAGACGTTTGACATGTGGAAGAAAACAATAGAAACTGAAGGAATTAGAGTTCCAATTGATCAATCGGCCTTTGATCATCATGTAAGTAAAGAAATGGTCAATATAATGCTAGAAGAAATAAAAATGTTAATAGATAACAAATGTGTAGGAACAAGTGCTAGTTACTTACATGAAGTTATGACAATACTGATAACAGCAATATCAATAGGATCAGTATCCGTACCAGCAAGGTTAGCTGGTACGCAACATGACATAATCTTAAAGTACGAAAACGGAGTCTTATCAGGATGGAAGTTTACTGCTTTATTAGATACAATTGCAAATGTCGCTGAAAAGGATGTTGCATTAACCGAGCTAAAAGAATTAGGGATAATAGGAACTATGAAACTATTTTGTGCACAAGGGGATGATCAGAATGTTATTGTAAA